ACGATGACAATATTAAAACAGAAGAACTTGCAAGGCGAATCAAAGGGAAATATAACGTAATGAGATATTATTGCGATCCTGCTGGTAAGGGAGTGCAAAGCACATCGGGACTGGGCGATGTAGAGATATTTAGGCGTGAAGGTATTAATTGTAATTATAGAACAGACAAAATCTCAAGGTCAATACCAAGCGGAGTGGATTTAGTCAGGAGCTATTTAGAGAATACACAGGGGGAGGCAAGATGTTATGTTAAAGAAGGATTGGGAATTATAGATGATTTTGAAGGATATAGATATCCAGAGAAAAAAGAAGATAGAATTTTAAAAGACGAGCCGTTAAAAGACGGCTATCACGATCACGGTATGGATGCTGTGAGATATTTTTTTATCAATCGATTTCCGTTAGCTGGTAGAATAGAAATGGTGTCGAGATATGGGGGTGAAGAAAATATAATTGAGAATCAATATCACAAATATATTAAGAGTTTAGGATGATTGTATATGATATGAGCGAGGAAGCAATTGTTTCCTCATTGAAAAAATATTTAGACGAATCACAAATAGCAGAAAAAACAGAGAGATTAACAGCTTTAGATTATTATGAGGGGTTGAATTATCATAAAAATTTGAGTGATTATTTTGATTCTGATTTGTTAAAAGAAATACCGTCAATGCAGCAAAACATCACTAAAAAGTTAATTGATGCACGTTACATAGCTTATAAGACTGCACCTGTTAGGAATGCAGATGAAAAATATATTGAAAAGATTGAGGGATTAGATGACGATATGTTGCAACTTGATAGATTAACAGGATTGGTGGGGACGGCAGGTTTTTTAAGGCGATATGATGGCGAACAATTAAAATCAGAAATCTTATTGGATTTTGAGCCATTTTTTATGGCAGGAGATCCGAATCCTGTGGCAATAGCTTATCCTCTGTGGAATTTCGGCAATACGAGAGACAAAGAGCAATGGTTCATTTTCTGGTCTGATGACAGAACATTTTATATTTCCAAATCAGGAAAGGTCAAATTTCCCGATGACAACCCTGGTGGAATTAATCCTTATGGTGTAGTTCCTGTTATTTATAGCCATTTATACCCACGCATTACCAATTCCTGGTGGCGAACAGGAGGGCAGGATATAGTTAATGCTAATTTATTGTATAATGTTTTCGGGACACATTTATCAAGTTTAGTAATGTATCAATCTCACGGACAGCCGTGGGCTTCTGGGAATTTTGATGCAAAGAGTTTGACTGTAATGATTAATAAGATTTTAAAACTACCTGAAGGCGGGAGTTTTGGCTTTGCTATACCCGGTGGCAAACCACAGGATATAGAAAGGGCTCAAAGGTGGGTGGTTGATACAGTAGCTTTTGCCAATCATTTAAAAATCAAGTGGGCAGATAACACAGGTTCAACAAGCGGAGAGCATCAGAGAATTTTAGAAGTTGATTTAACTGAAGCTATTATGGGTGATTTCCAGAGATGGCGAGATTTTGAGCAAAAAAGATTTGATTTAGATAGGATTATTTTAGAAACAAATGGTGTAAAAGTTAGCGATGAATATTCAGTGAACTTTAGTGAGCCCCACATTCCGAAATCACCACAAGAACAGCGAGAGGAATGGGACTGGATGGTAGATAAGGGCTATATGACTAAAAAAGAAGTGATGAAACAAATTAACCCTGATATGTCAGAAGAAGAAATTGAAGAACGATTAGGGGAAGCGAGAGAAGAAAAGCAAACGGAATCAAAAACAGGACTGGAGGGGATATTTGCCGAATAGAATTAAAGCACATCTTAAAAGATTAGATACTTTAAGAGATAGAACAGATAAAAAGACAGACGAAATGATGAATAAAATAGCAGACAATATTGATTTGCTAATTGCAAAACCAAAAGAATTTTTAAGGGGAATATCCATTGAATGGCTAAAAAAGGAAAAAAACTTATTTTCACAAGCTCGTAAAGAGGGCAAGAGTTTAAGGCATTCAATATGAAAATGGATTTAAAAGTTAGCAAGGATTTTGATTTAAACAAATTCAGATTGGATTTATCAGAAGAACTTAAAGACGGAATTAATATGGTTGCCAGAGATATTGAACACGGAATTGACAGAGGAAGTCAGTTTGGTAAACCATTTAAAAAAAATGCTATATCTACAATACGTCTCAAGGGATTTGACCATCCACTTAAAGAAACAGGATTGATGAAAAATAAGAATAAAATGATTAAACGTTTTTATAAAAAAGCTGACGAACAAATTGGCGAATTGCTTCCCAATGAGAAAAGAATTGATATTGGATATTGGAATCAAGAGGGTACAAATAAAATCCCATCAAGACCGTGGTTTGGCATATCGGAAGATGCAGAGCGTAAAGTTGTTACTAAAATTGAAGAAAAGATTAAAAAGCAAATAGAACATATAAATACACCAATGCACTTTATAAAGTAATGCCAGAAGAAATTCCAGAACACCTTGAGGATATGTGGATTACGCTTTCAACTTCTGTTGGGATAGCAGCAGAAAAACAAGCTTTAACTTTAAGTGAAGTAATTACCCGAATGTCTAAAAGCGGGATGTCTAAAGAAGCAATAAAAGAAGCTTTAATAAGAGATTTACACGAAGGGGGGCAACTATTTGGTGATTTTAGAAAACAATTTAAGGCAAATATGAAATGGGGATTAGAGGAAACAGCAAGAAAAGAATTTGAGAAAGGATTAGACAAGGTAAATGGAATGTGGGAATGGCTTGGCATAGCAGACAGTAAAATATGTCCCGATTGTTCAGAACGCAATGCAATGTCACCTAAGTTATGGCAGGAATGGGAAGCGATGGGGCTTCCCGGGGGAGGTTCAACAATATGTGGTTCAAATTGTAGATGCAGGATGGCAATTGCCGAATCTATTTCAAAACCAGAGGGGGGAATAATACTTAACAAAATCTGATGCTCTTAAACGTGAGAGACAGATTTTATTTCACAAACGAAAAAAGAGGTAACTCAGATGAGTGAAGAACAAAGTCAGGAGACTAAAGAAACAAAGGTATTTGATTATGACCATCCCGAATACAAATCAATACTCTCAGAATCAATCAAGAGAAAGGAAAAAATTAGAGAACTGGAAGAACAGTTTTCAAACATTGAGACGGAAAAGCTAAAAGCTGAGGGGAAAAAAGATGAACTGATTGAGACCTTACAATCTCAAATAAGTGAATTAAAACCCAAAGCAGAATTGGCAGAATCGGCGATAGAAGAAAGGAAAGCAATCCTTGAAGCCACTCGTCTTGATGTATTGAATGAATTTCCAGAATCATACAGGGATACTTATAAGGACGTACAGGACATTAATGTCCTGCGTCAGATTAAAAAGGATTTTTTAAATAAAAAATTAGGCACTCCTGCTGGACAGCCGGGTACGGTGGAAGGTTATACTTCACCTGCTGAGGCTGCGATGGCATATAAACAGGGTGAAATTGATGCAAAGACCTATAATAAAATCAGGAAGACATTCACAAGTCGAGTCGGTTGATAATAAGCCAACAGATATATTTGGGTGGAATCCCGATCCAGAGGGCAGATTCAAAATGGAAACATTAAAGGATGGTTCAAAACAGTACACTTACGATGGCGAACCTGTATCAGATGAAGATGGGTTTTCAGCATTGACAGGTAAGGATAAAATCTTACAAAGAGGTTCTGGGACTATGCCGTATAAAAAAGGACAGTGGGAGCAAATTTTTAGAAAGGATAAATAATGGCTGCAATAGGTGAAAGTGGTAATGCTGCATATTTTCAAGGTGGATTACTTGCTATCGTACTTGCTGATGCAATTATTTCCTTCTCTGATGCTGGAGTGGTTCTCCCACTTGTACAGCAAAAGGGGGTTGATAAGGCAGATACCGTTAGCTGGATTAGGTATAATGAGGGAACTCATAAAATACAGTCTGCTGACGTGGCAACTACGGCAGAGGGCACAGAATCTCCCGAAAGTGCATTGACCACAGAGAAGGCAACGGCTACGCTGGATATGTACAGCGTAAACGTGCCGATTTATGACGAGGCTGAATTAAGTAATGCCGATGCACTTACCGACAATATCGGTGAGTTAGTCGGAAACAGTTTGGCGGCAAAGGCAGATAGTTTACTTTGCTCGGCTTTCGACAACTTTAGTACTTCTAAGGGTACTTCTACGGTAGCAGTTACGGTAGATAACCTTTGGGATTGTGTTGAGAGCTTGAAATCTAACGGTGCTCCCGGACAGATTAATGCTGTTTTACATCCTAAGCAGGTTTATGGTACTAATGGTATATCTAACGATTTAGTTACCTCAAATCAGTTTGGTGGTGTTTTGACTGCACAGGATCAATTCGCTTC